GGCAGTTGGAACATTAGTTCCGGCCCGTTAAGACCACCTATGGACTGCCCATAGGATTTGTCGTCTCATTGCAAACGTACTTAGCACACGAGACTATGCTCCCCCCTTAGGAGGTAGGAGCTGGTCCCCTTAAATATAAAATAGGAGGACCAATGTAGAAGAAATGTGAAAAATCTTCTCCAGCAGCTACATGATAATCATATATCACGGAGCCTGCGGGCCCAGGATTCTGGGTCCGCGAAATTGTTGTTAAAGCAAACGCAGTATCAAATGCATCCACATGACCACTGGTGACGTTTGCTCTTCTTGCCGGCGAAAATCGCGCAGCTTCAGCATATGGCATCTCAAACTCTAAAACAGGGTTTACAGATGTAGCTGTTGCATGCGCGCCAGACGCCGTGGACACTAACCGTTCTTGTAATACAGCTAATGAGGAAATCTCATTACCTACATTCAGAACAGTAATGTCCGAACTGGTACCCTCTTGGCTACCAGGAAGCCTATTAACAATAATAGACGAGTTTTGGGTGGGGGTTGCCCCCTGTGTTAGGCTCACTTTATATCTCAGTGAACCACGCCACCCCACGTAAGCAGGTGTTAAATAATTTAATAACGTCATGTTACCATAATTATAATCTCCCTGTGATGTGGGGTGTTCTGCACCCGGCGCATACCCACGATATGGGGGAAATGCTCTTCTCACCACTCGCACTAAATACACAGTATTTGCTGCATTCAGTGTTGTGAGAGTGAAACATGCCCTATTGTATCGCTTCAATAATGCGCGAAATGATGTTATAGTTTCCCCAAAAAACACATGATCATAAGCCGTGGCGTTATCTTGCCGGGCTAACATCAAATGATCTGTGTCCTGATTCATGGGCTTGCTAGGTTCATCCGTAGTGTCTTGATCAGTTGCCTGCATTTCATCTTCACCTTGGGGTGCGATCATTGAAGGCGTATTAAAATATGAATAATCATCAATACGGAAGTTAGGATTAGCAACACATAAATCTTCTCCAGCTGACACAAAAACGTTTACAGCAACGTCATTGTTCACAGTAGAATTGGGAATAGTAAGCTCATTCACCACATATACGCGTAACATACCATTAGCACGTTTAAGTGGGGGAGAGGAAGGTGTGTCGGGGCCGATCTCATACGGTGGTTTAAAAATATCTCCTACTCTACCAGGACCAGATACTTGTGCCCAAGGATGACCGTTGCCCCACCCTATATCAATAGTGAAGTCCTTATCTTCTGCTATATCCACAATATACGTATAATTAGTGTTATACTCATTAGACGCAAATGTGAAAGGATCATAGACGATTTTAAGTCTTCCCTTATGATATGCTGACGAAACAATTTGAAAGCGATACCTCATAGTACCTCTCCAATTCTCAAACGGCAGCGTTGCAAACGCACATGCCGGTAAGTGAATTTCAGGTAAGGATAATGTTGGGACAGCATCCCATACTTGAGGTGTCACTTCAATTTGAAACAAAGCGTCCTCTGCTGTATTAGCTACAGTCCAAGGAAATTGCGTGAGATAAGATTCTCGCGCCGCTATGCTTTTAACTGTCATTTCGTCAACCCCTGCTAACCCCGTCGTGCGCGAATCTACAGTTAACTCCTGTTTTGTATCAGTCGTTAATTTAGTAGTAGAATCTGGCATGTTGGTATTAGCAAAATTCCCGAACGCCGTAGGTCTATAAGGCACAACATCATCCAATATTGCTGGACGTGAAAAACCAAAATTAGTTGCTACGGCTGATGTGGCGGAAGCCGCTAATTCGGTAGCTCTAGCATAAGGCCCTATTACGGGCGCATCGCGTAAAGCACCTGCAGCTTTTGCTACTACGGAAGCGGGCCTACTGATAGGCCCAGTACCATATTCGTCTTGAGCTTGCGGAATAATATTCCCAGGCTCAGTACTAGTAGGTACAGCCAAAGATACATCTTCGGCCCATGCAAAAACAGAAATAGTGACGGAGTCACTGGCTCCATTTGCATGTTTAAGACCTTGTATTGTTTGAATAAACACTTCTCCCATGGTTGTCCATTCCGCACGCGGAATGTTCATGGCATTTTCCTGCCAAAAGAATGGCAGGATCATATCACCTCCTTGAGAAAGTGTTGGATCTAAATACACGTGCGGGCGTTGGGACGCCGCAATAAGGTCTTGTGGGAAAAAGGATCGCGTCGTGACGAAATCATCATCATCTGGTAAAGGCACATAGGACGCTATAGCGCGCCCATAGTGAAAACCATTGCCATTGATGACAAATTTAAGATGAAGTTTCGCACGGAGCAAATTATAATTCGAAATACGATTAAGCACACGGGGGTTATTAAAATAATCAGCCCATGGCCTAAAGTTCTCAAATAATGTTGTGCCTGTTCCCCAAGAATATGATCGTATTTTAACTGGTCTAGAGAAAAAATTCCCAAGATCAGCATCATTACTATCGCAAATCCCGAAAGTATAATCTGGATTACTATCCACTTTATATTCCCAGGTAGAAGTGGCATCCTTAAAGGCTACCATTTCTGATTGTGTTCGTTGATTTGTTTTGTTTATTGTTACATTAAATTTACTTTCACTAAGCTACTATAATTACAACTGTACCATTCTCCGCTCAAAGAATGACCAGCGACATACATTGTTGTGTTGGCGAAACACACCCGTAAATACGGGTACCCATTACGGGTGCCTAAACCACACAAAGCCTATATTCAGTCCTACAGTATGTACAATCGGACTGGATACGGTAACCAGAGTGTGGATGGTGATTTGTAAAGCATC